ACATCTTTCCCATCAGATGGTTATGATGGTATTGTTATTGAAAGAAATATTCCATTAACATCAATGTGTTCTCATCACCATCAAACAATTGGGGGTGTTGTTCATATTGGTTATATTGTAGGTCAAGAAGGTAGAGTTATTGGTTTATCTAAATTAAACAGAATTGTAGAGTTATTTGGTAGAAGAGGAGCAATACAAGAACAACTTACATCAGCTATTCATAATGCTGTAGATAGAATTTGTGAAAATAATAAAGGAGTAATTGTTACTATAGTGGGGACACATAATTGTGTAAGCTGTAGAGGAGTTAAACATCAAGGTGCTGCAATGGTAACTACTAAAGCATCAGGTGTATTTAAAGATAATGATAACTTAGCTAGAAAAGAATTTTTTGATTCATTAAAAATAAACAATGGGGGACACAACATCTAAAATATATTTAAACTGGAATGATATTAATAGTCTAGTTGATATCGTAGCTGAAAGAATAATTAATGACTATCCTAATATAGATTCTGTACATGGAATAGCTAGAGGTGGATTAATACCCGCCGTATTAATATCTCATAAATTGGATTTACCTTATGTGCAAGCAATAGGTAAAAATACATTAGTAGTAGATGATATTTGTGACTCAGGAAAAACATTATCTGAGGCACCTGGAGTTTATCATGCTGTTTTACATCATAAAATATTAGCTTGTTATAGACCTCATATATTTGCTACTACGGTATTAGAAAATGATTGGATAGTTTATCCATGGGAAAAAGAAGATAGTGAAACAATACAAGATTACTTAAAAATATAATATGAAGCAATTATCCTTATTTGAAGAAGAAGAATTACCTACATGGGTTAATGGAGTACCCTTTGTAGATGAAGTAGAGACTTTTAACGCCACATTTGGCAAACCTAATAATTATGATCCAACAATCCCAGAAAAAAAAGAATGGAAGTTTGTATACGATTTCATACTCGAAGAACTTGAAGAATATAGAGAAGCTTGCGAACGAGGCGACATTGTGGAAGTTTTGGACGCTCTGTGCGACATTACTTATGTTTCCCTTGGGAACGGTACTATGTTACATGGCCTTAAGGATAAGATATGGCCAGCATATCAAGAAGTACAAGCAAGCAATATGTCAAAAGCTTGTAAGACTGAAGAAGAAGCCATACTCACTGTCAGCCAAAGAAGTAAGGAGCAAGGTGAGGCCTGTCATTTTGAAAAACTTGAGGAAGGACGGTATATTGTCTATAGAACAAGAGACAAAAAAGTAATGAAAAATATTAATTATTTTAGACCTGATTTACATCAGTTTTTTAGTGATGATGAATTAGAGAAATTTTATGAAGTTGAAACAATAATATAATGGATATATTTATAGGTATTATAATGGGTATGGCTTTAATGTTTGCTATTATGGATTTATTCAATGATATCTTTAAAAGTGAAAAAGACCTTTAATGTATAAAAAATGTTACGCCACTAAAATAAAGGATAATAAGTATAAAATTCACTTATGGGATGAAGGAGGATATGACGAAATTGAATGGTGGAATACTGCATACAAAGAAGACCCTAACGGTAAATTAGTTGGTTTAAAGGGAGAAACACTAACTAAAACAAATCAATGGTATAGAAGTGACCAAGACTTACATTTCCATGATATAAAACCACACCAAAAGTTCTTAATTGAAAAATATGGAGTAGATGATGAACCTTCTACAGGCCATAAAGAATTATTTTTTGATATTGAGTGTGAAATAGGTGGGGCATTAACTAAAGAATATATTGAAAGTGCTCCCATGCCTATTACTTCTATAGCTTGGTGGGATAAAGCAGAAGACCATTGGGCTATATTAATTTTAGATAAAAAACAAGAATTATCACATACTAAAACAGGAGAAAACAAAAATAAAGAAATAATACCAGTTAAAACCGAAAAAGAATTACTTGGTAAATTTATTGAAATGTTTAGGGATATAAATCCTGATATATTAATTGGTTATAACAGTGATTATTTTGATATCCCTTATTTATACTACAGAATTTGTAATGTATTAGGAGAAGAATTTGCTAATTATTTATCTCCTATAGGCAAGGTTAAAACCGAAAAAAAATCTTGGTTTAAAACAAAAGAAGGTAAATGGATATCAGTTTGGGCTAAAAGAGATCAATTTGTAGACATTATTGGGGTTGAATCTTTAGATTATATTCGTTTACATAAAAAATATAGTTGGAAAGATGAACCAAGTTATAAATTAGATGCGATTGGAGAAAAGTATGCTGGAGTAAATAAAATTGAATATGAAGGTAATTTAGATCGATTATTTGAAACTGATATTCATAAGTTTATTGAATATAACTTTATGGATGTTAAGATATTAAAGTTATTAGATGAAAAACTCCAATATATCGCTTTAACTAAAAATATTTCACATAAAGGTAAACATAATTACAGCGAAGTATATTCTAATAGTGTTACTCAAGATGGAGCAATATCTGCTTATTTATTATCTCAAAATATAATTCCACCTTTTAGACCATCTGGTAAAAAGGATTTAGATTCAACTTATGCTGGTGGTTATTTATTTTGCCCTAAAGCAGGATTATACAAGTATATGTTTGATGAGGATTTAACATCGCTGTATCCATGTATAATTATGTCTATTAACATAGGCCGAGAAACTTTAGTAGGGCATATCATAGATGCAGATGATCGTAATAATCGCTTAGCCCTTAACGATTTAAAAGAACGTGATCCTGAAGAAGAATTATTAGTTGAAAATTCAAGAGGTAAAAGAACATATGTAAGTACTAAAAAATTAATATCAATGATTGAACAAAACAACTTAGCAGTATCAGCTAATGGATGTTTTTTCACTCAAGATAAAGAATCAGTATTAGCAACAGTTTTAAATATTTGGTTTGATGAAAGGGTTATTTATAAAAATAAAATGAAAAAGGCATATAAAGAAGGTGACACAGCAAAGGGTGAACATTATTATTTAATGCAATATACAATGAAAATTTTACTTAACTCATTATATGGGGCTACAGCTTTACCTACATTTAGATATGGTTTGCCTAAATATATGATTAGTAGAGCAATTACACTATCTGGACATAGAATTATTCAAGAAAGTGCTTTATGTGCTAATAGACATATGAATAAAGTATTACGTAACGAACTAAAACTAGAAATATGACATTAAAAAGACAATCTATCAGAGCAAACCAAACTATATATTTGGGTAGTAATAAGGAACCTTCAACTAAAGAAGAAATAATTAAATTAAGTGAAGAATGGAATGAAAATCAAACAAAGTTCTTTAAAAAAATGTTAAAACAAGGCGGTGAGTTTAAAGTTAAGGGTAATAGATTTAGAGTTACTATAGCAGAAAGAACCGATATAGATTCAAAAGGAAATAAACCCGTTACAGTACCACCTTTACCAGGAGAAAGAACATTTTAAAATGAAAGTAGAAATTTCAAACGGAGAATTATTAGATAGAGTATCAATTTTAGAAATAAAAAAACTAAATATGATAAATCCCGATAATCTAGCTAATGTTGAAGTTGAATTTTTAAAATTAAATCAGGGTGTTATAGATTTATTTACAAAAAATGGTAAAGAAATTAAAGTATTATATTTGGAGTTGGCTAAAGTAAATCGTATATTATGGGATCTCGAAAATAAAGTTAGAGATAAAAGTATAAGTGATAAAGAATTTAGAAAATCATCAAGAATGATATTTACATATAATGAAGTTAGAAACCAGTTAAAAAATGACATTAATATTATATCAGGATCAAATTTTAAAGACGTAAAAGAATATAGATGAAGCACTTACAAGATACTCCATGGTGGATTTGCGATGAAAAAGATACAAACCTTTGTGCCTATGTAGACACAGATTCTAATTACTTTAACGCTGAACCCTTATTACTTCATTTGTACCCCAATTTTGAAGAATTTAAAGATAAAGAAAAAGATAATATATTAGAAAAAGTAGCATTAAAGTATCAAGATATAATAAATGAAGATTATAATAGACTAGCAAGTGAAGCATTTAATGTTAAAACCCATAGATTAGAAATGAAAACGGAATGTGTTATTCGTTCAGCTTATTTTAGAGCAACTAGACGTTATGCACAGTGGATTACTAAACAAGAAGGTATTGAAAAAGAAACTTTAGATATTAAAGGTTTAGAGTTTATGAAAGCAAATTTTCCACCTATTTTAGGAGAATTTTTTAATGACATTTTACAACAAGTTTTAAAAGGAGAACAAAAGGATAGTATTTTAGATCAAGTTAAAGTTTTTAAAGAAAAAATATTAGATGGTACTATTCCACTTTCTAAATTAGGTAACCCTACATCTGTAAAAAAATTAGATAAATATCAAGGTAGAAATACTAGAGCTGGAGAAATATTTACTGAAATCCTTAAACCACTAAGTAAAAAGAAAGAAGGTAAAGCACAAAGACAATTAGGAGCACCTGCAGCTGTAAAAGCAGCTATTAGGTATAATGATTTATTAAAATTGTGGAGGTTAGATAAAAAATACCCATTAATGACTAACGCTGATAAAGTTAAATGGATTCATTTAAAAGATAATCCCTATAAAATAGAGGCATTAGCATTTTTTGATTATGAAATACCAGTTAAAGTACAGGATTTCCTAAATCAATACGCAGATAGAAAAAAAGTATTTGAATCTATACTATTAAATAAATTAGAAGGATTTTTTAATGATTTAGAATGGTCTTTAGATTTAAACCCTTATATTAATTCATTAAATTCCTTTGAGATTTAAAACAATAATCGTATATTATATATTATGATAAATAAAAATTCATTAGAGTCTGTAATTCAAAAATACTATTTAAATGGTTTAAACAACCAAGTTAAGTGGAGAATCAAAGATAATACTTTAACTGTGTATGCAGGTGCTAAAGGTAGAGCTTGTAAAGTATTTTTAAGTGATTTTAATTTTGAAGATTGTGAATTAGGGATATTTGACACACATAAATTAAGTAAATTATTATCTATTACTGCTGGTGAGTTGATGATTACTACTGAAAAAAATAATCAATTACATAGAAAATTATATCTAGCAGATAGTAACTATTCATTAGATTATGCTTTAGCTGACCCTTTAATAATGGGTAAAGTAACTTGGTATGAAGACCCAGAAGATTATGAGGTTCAATTAAATGTAACATCTGATGATATTAATTATTTAATTAAAGCTAAAAATGCTTTAAGTGATATAGACCAAATGTTAATTAGAACAACAGAAGATATGGATGGAAGTCCTATCATTGAATTTTTATTTGGAGATAAAGAAGGTTTTTCAAATAAAATTACATATCAAGTACAAGGTGAAATAAAAGAAGATAATATTGAAATGCCCTTTGATTCAAATATATTTAAAGATATATTAAGTAGTAACAAAGACATGAATAGTTGTAATATTAAATTATCAAAAGAAGGTATGATGAAAATAGAATTTAATGGAGAATTAAATAATAAACCATCACATAGTATTTATTACATAGCCAGAAACGAATAAAATTAAATTATGAGCAAAATTAAAAAAACAGACAGTAATTCAGACAGTCCTTATGGACAAATACATTCAAATGAATTTAAAGTAAGTAAAAAACCTGATACTAGATTATGGGTAGTAGATAATTTCTATGAAGACCCAGATGCTGTTAGAGAATATGCTTTAAAACAATATTATTTTGATGACCCAGGATACTTAGGTATGCGTACAAGAAAACAACATTTCTTTGATGGAGTAAGAGAGGAATTTGAAAAAATAATGGGGTTAAAAATTACTGGAAAGAAAATGTGGGAAGATTATGGGATGAATGGTAGATTTCAATCAGCAATAGCGGGTACTTCTTTAGTTTATCATTGTGATCAACAATTATGGGCTGGTATGATTTATTTAACTCCAGGTGCACCTGTTGCAGCTGGAACTAGATTAATGCAACATAAAGAAACTAAAGTTAGACATAGCCATGACCAATTAGAACAACCAGATGGAAGTGTATTTACTATTGATAGTGCTTTTAACCAACATACATTTGTAGATCCACATCCTTATGAGAATGTTGATGTAGCAGGTAATGTTTATAATAGATTAGTAATATTTGATGCGCATTCAATTCATGCAGCTCAAGATTATTTTGGCCACGATATAGAATCAGGAAGACTATGGCAAATGTTCTTCTTTGATGCAGAATAACTTGGAGGGGCGACTTTACGTTCGTATATTATATGTATAATAAAGTAACATGCAGCTAGGGCGCGTAGTTATGTTTTAATTTAACCGGAAGCTTCGGCTCCACAAAAACAAATGATATGAGTACATTACAACTATTAGAGAGGCACTTAAGTCCTTTCGACATTCTATTTAAGAATCACTTCAATGCTGAGGAGAAATTCGCACCAGCATTAAATTCCAAACAACCACACCCACTTAATATTTTCTATGATGACATAGGACTTCATTTTGAAGTTGCCTGTACTGGGCTAACTAAAAAAGATGTTATCCTTAATATCGAAGGGGATGTTTTAGAAATAACCTATAAAAAATCTGAAGATAAAGGAGATGATTTTGAAGGTTATATTTATCATGGTCTATCTAAAAAATCTTTTGACTTAAGATATAAGATAGCTCCTAAATTTGATTTATCAATTACTGAAGCAGAAATGCTTAATGGTTTATTGACAATCTTTATTCCCTTAGCTGATGAAGCTAAACCAAAGTCTATTAAAATAAAATAAAGGTAATTTAAGAAAAGCGTGTCCTAGCGATGTTTCTTTCGTATATTTACGTAACATAAAATAATAAAAGTTATATGGCAAGAAAAGCTAAAAGTCTAACAAAGATCGAAGATCCACGTTTAGAACCGTATTTTATCACTAAAGATGATAATTGTTACACCGTTAATGAACGGGTAATTCCTAATCAAGATCATTTTAGGTCTAAAGGGAATATTAAAGAATATGCAAAACCCCAAAGTTATTATGCTGATCTAGGTATGGCATTGGAGTATATAGCAAAAAACTCTCTACATAATAGAGAAACAAATGACCTAGATCAAATAATTGAGAAATTTAAACTAATAGAAACAAACATTAAAAGTTACACAAATGAAATTAGAAGCACTATTTAACGCGGTTATCGTTAAACCGATCGAAAACGAAGAAGTAAAATATGGTGGAATCATTGTTCCAGATATGGGCAAGGATTTAAACGAAAAGGGGGAAGTTATTGCTGTTGGTCCTGGACAACCGACACAATTTGGAAGTTTTTTAGAAACAATATCAAAAGTAGGAGATATTGTAGTGTTACCGACTCAAGGTTTTACCAAATTAGTATATGATGGAACTGAGTACTTAATTGGACCAGAAAATCAAATATTAGCTAGGGTAAAAAGAGAAATAAAAGTAAATGAAGTATTAGAAGATACAAAAGAAAATCTAACATCAGAGGAAATTAACGATTTAAAATATAACAAATAATGAAAAAAGTAGAATTTGGCTCCGAAGCAAGAGCAAACTTAGTAAAAGGTATTGATATTTTAGCAGATGCTGTAGTTTCAACCTTAGGGCCTAATGGTCGTAATGTAGTAATTGGAAGAGGTATATTAGATGCACCTCAAAGTACAAAAGATGGTGTTACTGTTGCTAAAAATATTGTATTAAAAGAACCTAATCAAGAATTAGGAGTACAATTAGTAAAATGGGCTGCAATTAAAACAGCGGATAAAGCAGGTGATGGTACAACTACATCAACTTTACTAGCTAGAGCAATGGTAAAAGATGGATTAAAAAGTCTTGACCAAGGAGATAATGCAGTACAGATAAAAAGAGATATTGATAAAGCTATTAAAGAAGTATTATACACTTTAAAAGATAAAATATCAGAAGATATTTCAAATGAAGACCAATTAGAACAAATTGCTACTGTATCAGCTAACAATGATGTTGAAGTAGGAAAATTAATTTCAACCGCAATTGATAAAGTTGGATTAAAAGGTGTTGTACATATTGAATCATCAAAAACAGGAGATACTTATATTGAAACTGTTGAAGGAATGCAATTTGATAGAGGATATAAATCACCTTATTTTGTTACTGATAATAATACAATGACATCAGTACTTGAAAACCCAGCTATATTAATGATAGATGGAAAATTAAATTCAGTAAAAGAATTATTACCAATTTTAGAAGCAGTAGGTAGTCAAGGAAGATCATTATTAATCATCGCTGATGATATTGATAATGAAGCACTAGCTACTTTAATTGTAAATAAAATGAGAGGTACTTTAGCTGTATGTGCTGTTAAATCCCCAGAATTTGGAGATAAAAGAAAATTAGTATTAGAAGATATAGCTATTACAACAGGAGGTCAAGTATTTAGTAAGGAAAAAGGTATGAAACTTGATAAATTTAGTTGGGATTGGTTTGGAGAAGCAAGAGTAGTAACTGTTGAAAAAGAACAAACTACAATTGTTGATGGTAAAGGAGAAGTTGAAGCTATTGAAAAAAGAATTGATGAATTACAAGTTCAAATAGATAAAGCAAATACTCCATATGAAGTAGAGCAATTACAAAATAGACTGTCTAAATTTACAGGTGGTGTAGCTATAATTCATGTTGGTGGATTTACAGAAACTGAAATGCAAGAAAAGAAAGATAGAATTGATGATTCATTACATGCAACTAAAGCTGCTATTGAAGAAGGTATTGTACCTGGAGGAGGAGCTGCTTTATTATATGCTAGAGAAAGTATTAATGTTGATAATGTTGGTGCCAGAATAGTTTATAATGCTTGTGGTAAACCGTTTGAACAGATTTTAGTTAATGCTGGTTATTCTCAAACTGATGCTCAACTATTAGGTAAATATAAATTAGTTGATTCAGGAGATGATGAATGGGCAGGTGTTGATGTTGAATCAGGTAAAGTAATTAACCTTAAAGAAGCGGGTATTATCGATCCAACTAAAGTAACTAGATCAGCATTACAAAATGCAGCATCAGTAGCAGGTACAATTTTATTAACAGAATGTACTATAACTGATGATAAAGATTCAGATGAATTTGAACAACAAGGACATGGAAACGGAGTTCCACCAGTCCAACCAGGATTTTAATAATTAAATAAATAAATAAATAAAAACAATTATGAATAAACAAGAATTATTTGAGGCGATTGAAGAAAATTTCAATACCTTAGCAGCAGAACACAGTGGTACTACAAAAGCATCACAACAGAGAGCAAGAAAAGCAGCAATGAAGATTAAAAATCTAATTACAGCTTATAAAAAAGCATCTGTAGCAGAATCTAAATAATTAATTGGGGGAGCTTGTCTCCCCCATTTATTTTTCGTATATTATAGCTATGTCAAAAACCAAAATAACAGAAGAAAATATTTTAATCGCTCGTAGAGTTCCACCAGGAGATAAATGGAGATTAGTCGCAAATGAACCTGATGGTCCTAAACATCCAACTTTAACAAATGCTTTAGAGGCATATATGGTAAAAACTGGATTTAAGGGCGAATACAGATTAGCACCACTTAAAAGTGAATTGTATGCTATATCTACAACTAAAGAAGAAATTAAACCAGAACCAATACAAAAGTTTTCTATATATGGAGAATATTAGAAAAAATAGTTTATTAAATGAAAAATATAGGCCTATTAGTCTAGATTCATATGTTGGTAACAAACAGTTAAAAACATCAATATCTAAACAATTAGACCAAAATGATATTCAAAACTATTTATTTTATGGACCTGCAGGTACTGGTAAAACAACATTATCTAAAATAATAATTAATAATTTAGATTGTGATTATATTTACATTAATGCCTCTGATGAACGTGGTATAGAAACTATTAGAGATAAGGTTTCTAGCTTTGCAATGGTAGCATCATTTAAACCTCTTAAGGTTGTAATATTAGATGAAGCTGATTTTTTAACTATTAATGCACAAGCATCACTTAGAAACATTATAGAGACATACTCAGTTACAACACGTTTTATTTTAACTTGTAACTTTGTAGAACGTATTATTGATCCATTACAATCTAGGTGTCAAACAATTAAAGTTGTTCCACCTACTAAAAAAGAGGTCGCTGTACATTTAGCTAGTATTTGTGATAAGGAAAGCATAAGTTATGAACCTAAAGCCATTGGTAAAATTGTAAATAAGTTCTATCCGGACTTACGTAAAATGCTTAATACTATTCAAGCAAGCACTATTAAGGACAAGTTAACACTAGATGATTCTTTGCTTGTAAGTACTAGCTATATGACCTCTATAATTGAAGAGCTTAAAAAGCCAAAATCATCATTTACTAAAATTAGACAAATTATTGCTGATGCAAATGTAGATGATTTTGATGAATTATTTCGATTTTTATATGAAAATGCTTCAAAGTACATACCAGGTAAAGAAGGTACAGTTGCTATTTTAGTTAACGAGCATTTATATCAAGCTAATTTTAGAATTGATAAAGAAATTAATGTAATGAGTTTAATACAGAATATAATAAACAATAAATAAAGTGAAATTAATTAAAAATAACAAACAAATGAAAAATCAAGGAAATCCAGGTGGTCAACCACCACAAATGAATGTTGACTTAACAACTACAGAAGGACTAAAAAATTCAGAAGGCAAAAGCGTCTTTGAATCAGCAGTTATTCTTAGAAAAATTAGTAAATTTATTACAGGTACTGATAGTGATGCAGTAATGCCTATACCAGTATTTATTGACCCTTATACTAAAAAAATAGTAGCAGATGGTGTTCCAATGGAGCTAAGAGAAGAATTAGCTGAGGAAAGTATACTATTAACAGGCGGTATAGATTCTAAATAATGAAAAACATTTGGGATTGGTTAAATCAAATCAACTCAATTAAAGCTGACCCTAACTCCTTTTCTAATAAAGATTGGGAGTTATGGAATAGTTATATGGTACATAGATTTTTATCTATGAATTCTAATTTTTTAGATATAGTAAATTTTGTCCAAAAAATAAACCCACAAAATAAAAAAGAAATATACTCTGTTTATAGAGAATATATTCCTAAAAATAAAAAATGGAGTAAATATATTAAATCTAAAGTAAAACAATCAAATAAAGATTTAGTAGAACATTTATCATCATATTGGGAGTGTTCATCAAAAGAAACAAGAGAATACATAGAAATTTTGGATACCGACGAAATAGGTCGTATATTGACGTCAATAGGATTAGAAAAAAAGGAAATAACTAAATTACAAAAATGAAAAAATTAATAGATATGTTACGCACATCTGCACTAGCAGATAAATCAAAAGCTTTATTATCACTTGAATTACTAGGTGATAGAGCAGTAGGAATTGGAGATCATTCAACCGGAGACTTTTATAAAAATGCTGAAGAAGCACTTGTTATGTTAGTTGATGCAGATGATAGATTAGCAGCATTAGATAAATATTTTTCCTTAGAACAACAAATCAATGGGTGATTCAGTTAAAAAATTCTTCGAAGGTGTGTCACCTGAACATATTGGTTCAATTGGGCATTTTGGTAATAACGCATTAGAAATTAACAAAGTTATGAGTAATAAAACAAAAAGTAGTAAAGATGATGCAATAGAGGTATTTGAATTAGAATATCCAATATTAGCAGATGAATTTAGACAAATCCAAAAAGAAATGTATGAAATGTTTGCTCGTAAACATATGGATTATGGTTTAAATAATATTGCTTTAGGTGGTGACTTAACTAATAAAGATGATAAAAAATTCTCATTAACAGGATTATGTATTAGACTTACAGACAAAATTTCACGTCTTAAAAATCTATTAATTAATGGTAGATCATTTGTTAAAGGTGAAGGTATGGAAGATACATTTATTGATATTGCCAATTATGGAATAATAGGTCTTTTAGTAGGTCGTGATAAATGGAAAAAATAAAATGGCTAAGGAAAAGTATGATGATATTGAAAAATATAATTCTAAAGATAAAAAAGTTGTAGATTGTTTTACTTTTTATAATGAATTAGATATGCTTGAGTTTCGATTAACGGAATTAGATGACATAGTAGATACCTTTGTCTTAGTTGAAGCAACTCAAACACATTCAGGAACTCCAAAACCACTAAACTTTTTAAAGAATAAAAAGAGGTTTAAAAAATGGTTACATAAAATTTATTATTATGTAGTTGATGATTTACCTAAAGGTGAAGATAGTAAACATGATTGGTTTCGAGAAGAATATCAAAGAAATGCTATAAAAATACCATTAAGCCATTTATCATTAAAACCACTTGACATAGTAATACTATCAGATCTAGATGAAATACCTGATACAGATACTATAAAAGAATTTAAAAAATCTTCTGTACCTTATGGTTCAGTTGGAATGTGTATGGATTGGTATTATTATAATTTAACTACCAGATTAAATGCATTA